CTTGTCTTAATCTCTACATCCATTTGTTCACCAACAAAGAACTTGTCAAAATCTCCAAAGAATATGTCAGCTTTTCCGTGAGCATCAGTTCCTGTTTGAATTTGATTTGTTTCAATGTATGGGTAACCATGGAAAGTACCTTTTAATAATTCATCTCTGTATTTATACATAAATCCATTAGTAAATGTAGCATTGTAAAGAAGAGTGAATACATCGGGGTTAAATATCCATCCTGGTTTTGCCATTTGAATATTAGCTTTTTTAATAGGTCTAATTAAATCTACATATAATTCGTCGCCATCAACCATTTCGGTTGCTCCTACCTTGTTTATTCCTGGAGTATTTGCTATACCTGTTGGTGTATATTCTGTGCCTGTTCCATATAATGCTGCATGATCCATTGCTACTTGTAACTGCATAACCATATCATCTCTAACCATTTGATCGGCACTGAAACTTTCAGACCTCAATAAATCATTGGAAAAAGGTGTTTTAACTGTAAGCTTTTTAGAAGATAATCTCATACCAGCAAATTTAGCTATAGATGCATTTTTAGATTGGTCTTCACCTATCCACATTCCCGTAGTACCTTGTACCATTTTTCTTATAGTTAAGTTGCCATTAGGCATTGGCACTTTTCTTGCCCCCAAAGTCATTACAGCTAATTTATTATAAAGTAAAGGAATTATTTCTGGAAAGTAAGCTTCATTTATTACTATTCCAGCATTTCCACTAGCGGACATTGCCTTTTTCTCTAATTCTTTAACCTCTTCAACAAACTTCTTATCTTTCTTTCCATACATATTTTCTAATACATTATCAAAACTTTTCTTTTCCTTCTGTGCCATAAGCTGTGCTTTCCATATTCTAGCCATTTTCTGACCTTCAAAATAATTATCCTTAACTTCTATGTGAGGTGCGGTATTAGGTCTTTGAGCCTTCAATTCTAACTCATCGATTCTCTTTTTTACATCATTGACGGTCTGTTCAAAGCCTTCAATTTTAGTACCACTTTCTTTAACACCTTTTTCTATGTTAGTAAGTAATTCTTTTACTTGTATTTGTGGTTCTGCCTTTGGATCTGTTGCTGGTGCTGCCGCAAAATGTTGTAAGTTCCAATCTAAAATACAACTAATCTTTTTCTTATTCACTACTCTTCATCTCCTTTAAAATACTTGCTTAATCCCTCAAGCAACTGCATGTCCTCACTCTTTAATTCAAGTGTATCATCATTCTCTTTTTCCTGCTGATTTGATAGATTTTTAGACTTTTTAGAATCATCTTGATTATCATCAGGATCACCATCTGGTTCATCTTCACAATCATCACCCAATAATTCCGTAAGTAATGGTAATATATCATCAATGCCATCTTTACAATGCTGCAACTTGTCCTTATTAACTTTACTTATTTTCTTACCTGCTTTTCTTTCAAAGTAAGCTTCTTTAGTTTCATACTTAAAATTTAAAGATTTTTGTGACAGTGCAGAAATTAATCCAGCCATAACTTGCTTATACATAGCGCAAAAATCATCTATAGTACTATTTGAAGCATTTAATTTATCTTCTATAGACATTTCATCATCTTGTATTATGCTATCCAAGGACTGGTCTAATGCACTTTCAGCATCCCATCTAGCCTCTCTGTTTTGTCTTGTCTGATATACAGCATTAAAATCAATAGCTTTATGCTCAATTGGATTTTTCTTTGATTTAACACCTGTTACCGGTTCCTGTGATTCTTCAATTTCATCATCACCAAGCTTTTTAAGATATAAATTAACCTTAGATATCATTTCTTTTCTTTCGGCATCATCTAGTTTTAATGAATTCTCCTTCAATCCCTTTGCCACAGATCTTATACCTTCTGGTATAGCCATTAAATTACCATCTACAATATCAGTAAAACCACATTTGTATTCTTTATCATCAAAATAAAAGAACGCATTTTTAACATCTTCAGATATATTTTCTTCACCATCTTTATAGGATTCAAGAACATTCTTAGCGGCAATATTACTATCCCACTTAGTTTTAACATCCGCTAAAGGTAGTTCAGTAGATCCAGTTACTCCTTTAGTTTTCACATTATCACTTCCTATATTTTTATTTTTCACACTGGAGACAACACTTTGAGAGTTCATGGGAAACGTTACAAGTGAAACTTCCATAATATTTATGTCTAACAAATCTCTAATGGTCTGGTTATTTTCGGTAACATATTTAAAATCTAATGTCTGATATCCTATAGAAAGCTTTAGAAGTCCTTTCTTAAGTAATGCATATCCTTCTGCCGCTTTTGGTACCATATATTGTTTATCATCATCTTTATCTAGTGTGAGAGTTCCGTTTACTTGTATTCCTTTAGGTGTGTCTGTTAGTAATAAACTTCCAATAGGTGAGTGAGGATCATGTTGCCATAGCATAGGTACCGTCTTTTGATTATTTCTAGGGCCTATACTTGGAAGACATCTATCATTACCATCATCTACGTTGTTGTATGGGCTTGCTAATCCTACGAATGTTCCAGTTTCATCTATTTCCTTAACTTCAATGTGAAAGCTTTTATATTCATACTTCAAAAATATCACTTCCTTTAACTTCTAAGGTGGAGTATATCACAGTGTTTCATTATCTGCTTAAAACAGAATTTATAAGAAAAATATAGGGAAATCTATTTCTTCTCTTTCAAATTGTTCTTTTATATATCCCTTTGTTAACATTGAAAATTTATAAATATCTACATCGAATTTCTTTCTTAATTCTATAGCTGAAAAATATTTTTGCTTGGCTTCTTCGATATCTGTAAACCCATATTTAAATAAATCAGACCTACCACTTATAATGTTATTTAATATATCTATTCTTTCATCTATCTTTTTCAAGCATGATTCTTTTAGAACTATCGCTTTGTCCTTAATAACTTCATTTATCAGCATATCTCTTATGGTTATAAATGAAGTTGGTGTTAATCTCCCAATTTCAATATTTGTGCCCATTTTTATTCCCCCTGCAGTAATATTATCCGCTCCATATTCCTTTTTATTATTTTCCATAGTATTCTCTTTAATTTCTTTATTAATAGGAATATAATAACTAAAATCTAAACATGAATTACAAAATGAATCGTCATTAATTACTATATCTCTATGGTTACAATTCACACACTCTTTCATTAATTCTCTACCTCAATTCCAATCTTTTTAGCTATAGCTATTAAATCATCACCAGTTATATTAGGGCAGAATTCTCCTCTTTTCTTCATCTCAACATCTGCAAACCAACTTTTTAATTTCTTTTTAGTAACAGTATTATGTATCTCTTGTGTCATAAGTCCAAGAGTTAACTCATGTATCACATTTTGTTCCTCTTCCTCTGAATATTCCATTTCATCAAAATAAGCATTATCATCCATTAAAATCAGACTCCTATTTATCAAAAAATAAAAAAGAGTGATATTTATTATCTACCACTCTATCTTGCTTAAGTTTTTGTGTTTCTCTATTTAATGCTGAATATTCACCAAAGTATTTTAATTCTGCCTTTCTACGTGCTTCAATTGCATCTTGCTTGTCTTCAAAATATCCAAGAAATTTATTATGCCCTTTTAAGCATATTCTTACTTCCCATTTACTATATCTTTTATTCCAATAAACCCCTTTTGCGCCGCTCGTATTATCTGATGGTATTTTAGAATTCATTGCATTTTGTGATTTATTGCAAATACGTAAATTATTTTTTCTATTATCAAGAGTATTACGGTTTATATGGTCTATAATCATATCTTTAGGTGCATTTAATATAACTCTATGCATTTGTTTCATTATTCCATTTACTCTTCCAACTGCATATCCATGATAATTTATCATCCATTTATATTGTCTTAAATTTTCTAAATTCTCTAAATCAACTTTAACTTTATCAATAGGTTTATTCTTTATATTATATAAAACTATTTCTGCGTAATCTTCATGCAGTATGATTTCATTTTTGTCAAATTTAGTTCTTTCTAAAATTTTGCCATAGCTTCTAAGTTGTGAATGATGCCTTTTACAATATCCGTTATATAGAGCAATTTCATTACAATTATCTACTTTACATTTCTGTTTTGGTAAAGACATTAATTTCTTAATTTTATTATGTCTTCGCATTTTTTCGTAGTGCTTTTTACACATACCTTTACAATGTGTATCTCTATTGCATCCTTCAACTTTGCACTTTTCCATAAAACCACCTCTAAGTATTTCAAACTACACTTATATTATACTATACTTATTGCTACAATACAACACGTATTGTATAATGATTAAAAGGTGATAATATGAAATTAATTTTGAAAGAATATTTAATTAAAAATAAAATATCTGTATATTCATTAGAGAAAAAAACTAAAATAAGTCATAAAGCTTTATATGATATGGTTAATGGTAAAACTAAATCTATAACTTTTGTTAACTTAGGGAAAGTTTGTAAAGCTTTGAATTGTACTCCCAACGATATATTTGAGATTAATAGTAAATAATTTACTTAACTATAGTAAAGTACACAACGGCAATTAATTAATTCTTGAGGGGGCAAACTACCATCACCAGGATACATTCCGCCATTAGGAAAAGCTTCATCTATAGGTATTGTAAGCCCATCCATTATTGCATGAGTGGGTCTTACATGACTATCTTCTGCTGTAACGTATGTTTTATTTTTAAAAACGCTTTTCTTGGCAGTCATATAATTACCGGTTAGGAATGACACATGCGTTTCCGTTAAAGCAATTGTAGTAGCCCTACTCTTAGAATACTGTTCTATCTGCTCAACTAAATCATCTGCAATCTTGCTTGTAGAATCTCCATTAATTAAACCCTGCTCAATAATATCTCTGGTTATTTTTTTAGTAGTCTTGTTTACAAATGTAACTTGATTTGCTCCATAAGTCTGTAGCCATGTTAAGTAATCATCATTAATAACAGCAAATAAACTTCCATCCCAAGGATTAGTAAATTGTACATTATTAAAGAACTCACTTCCTGCCTCTCCACTTTGTAAATATAATGGCTGCATTGCATCTAAAAACTCTTGGGATTGGCCATCAATAATTCCAGATAGTATTGCCATAATCATATCTAAAATCTTTTTTATTTCATCATCATCCGGACTGTTATCATCTTTCTTTTCTTTCATATGTTTTAAGAAAGCCTGTTTTAGGACCTCTGCCTGTTCTGTTAATAGCTTGTATATAAGTTTGGTAAAAGCCTTCTCTATATTAGCCACAGCCTTATCATAGCCTTTTGATAGCCTTTTCTTTATCTTTTTATGTTTATTATCATCTGCCTTTCTTTCTAATATATTAAATTTGATTTAGTATCTGACTTTGAACCGTCTTCTTGACTTGCTTGTGAATGTGAATCATCTACTTGTGTTGTATCTTGTTGGTTATCCTGTGGTCCATTATCATTGATAGACACTAGATTCATTGGAAGATATACTTCACCATCTACTATTGCATAACTTCCTTGTGGTGCAACTATATCTCCACCTTTGACCTTTTCTAATCCTCTAGCTTCACGTTTTTCATTTATGGTCATTTCATTATTGTTAAGCTTATCATTAAGTAATTTAATATCATCTTGTAAAACTGGTATTTTAGAATAGTCAGGTTCTAAAAATTGATTATCTTCTAGTCCTAAGAAATTGCCTAAACAATCTCCACATTCTTGCATAAGAGGTATTGCAACATTTGTATACAATGCCTTCATTGCTTCGTTCTTGTTATTATAAGTACTTTGGTCATTAAAGCCAATAACTATGGGGTCTACTCCAATTCCTATACAAATGTCTTTCATTACCGCTTCTTTGCCTTTTGCCCAGTCCATATCCTTAGGACTATTGGTTGTTGGAAAGAACTTTGCTCCACCTTCTAAGAAAAGATACTTGCCAACCTTGAGTCTGCCTTGATGATTATTCTTTAATTCTGCTTTACTTCTTTTATATACTGCATCTGACAATTGAGCATCAGTAGATATTATTCCGCTTAAGCTACCACCATTTTGCAATAAGCTTACATTCCAATCAATCATTGCATTTAGAAGATCACCATTTCTTAATACTGGTTTCAAAGGGCTCATACCCCTGCCAAGTCCATCATATTCATCTAATGGGTCAAAGCATTTCCATAGGGTAAAATTCGTAGGATCTATATCTTGTGCTAACTGTCCTTCGTATCTTATGTTGTCATATGGTTGATCCTGATCTCCTGTTAATGTTATAGATATTTTATCTGGTCTATATGCAAATATCTCTTTAACCTGTCCACCTGCTATTCCTTTTACTAGTGGTACATCTCCAGCAATATAATAAAATGCAATCATACGTTTTATAAATTCACCTTTGCCATATACTTTATTTGGATTATTAAGTAATACCTGAGCAGGATGATTCTTTACTTCTTTTGGTACACCAGACTTATCGTATTGCATTACTTTCCAATCTAGCTGTATAGCTGCTTTAATTATTTCCTGTAAGCACCTGAAGATTATCCAATTCTCTGAATATCCTGACCTTGCTATCTCTATATATTTTGAACTTGTATACTGTGGTGAAGTTTTCCCATGTAATGCAACTATTTGAGGATACATACCTCCATCTGTACTATTTCTATTAGATTTTATTTCGAACAAATTTCTTAATCCCATGCCTTTATCACCTGCCTTTCTTAAACAAACCAAAAATCATTTATATAACTCACATATTTTATCAAATAATACTGCTTTACTTGTAAAATTAGTTGTATGTCCATTAAATGAATTTATTATTTCACGCAACTTCTTAGCTTTGGTTTCTGTGATTTCTTCTACAATTTTTATAAATTGTTTTGCTATTTCTACTGAGTTACTTTCTTTTACTATATCTTCAAATGTCATTTTTCCTTCATCTGACATAGTTAATACACTATCACCCTTTATCCAAAAGGTAATTGCTGGTTTTGCTTTAAAATTTACTATCTTTGCAGTTTCGTCACTCTCTTTTGACCTAATTATAATTTCATCTTTATTTTCCATAATATATATCACTCCATATCTAAATTATTTTATTGTTCTATCCTAAAAGCTTTAAATTCTTCACCTACAAAAAAATTATTATTATCTAAAATTGGTTTTACTTCTAAATCAAATCCTTGGTTTTTTAAAGCATCTTTTATAATTCTAGAAATTTCACCATCTCTAATAGTAAATTCTGATACTTGGGTTTTTATTGTTCCTACTTTAGCTTCCATAATATCCTCCTATTCTTCTGTGTCGTTGCCATAAATATAATAACAGCTTCCTACCTCTTCAATATTATCAATATAAGGATAATCACTATTCATCCTTATATCTTTTTTGGTCTAAATTTTGAAGTTTTGTAATTAAATCTTTAACTTTCATATATACCTCCAATTGCGTCAAACTTAATTTTTGCGAAGTTATACATTGATTATTCATTAAATAAAGTGTTTTCCCATAAAATTTTCTCATATTATTGTATTAATATACGTAATCAGATGTTTTATACGCAAAAATATGCAAAAACAATATACATTTATTCATTAATCTCTAACATTGTTTATTACTGCATCTGCAATTATATTAGGTAGCCATAATAAGCATTGGAATATTACATAGATAAGATTAGCAACCACATGCTTAAATGGAGCCAATCTTATCCCTATAATTGCACCAATACTTAGATAAAAATAAAGAATTATATATAGTATTAATTTAATCAAGTCATTCACCGCCTAATATATTTACACAGTTATTTAGTAACAGTAGTTGAACTATTCTTTGTATCATTTGGCTTTTTATCATCTTTATCAGTAGTTGTATTATTTACAATAGCTTGCTTACTAGGTGTAATAATCTCTGGTTTATCAGATACAATTGGTATTACTGGCTTGATGTTATCTTCTTTATTTGCATATCCTTTAGGGTTAAGCTCATATTCCTTGCAGCCGTCTGTAGGCTTTACATGACAATCCTCATGTTTAATTACTTTCTTCCAGCAAGTGCCATTCTCATATATCTTACATGTACTACATTGTTTTATTTCATTACTCATAATATGTTCCTCCTATTCGTTACCATTGCTTTTTAAATAACCATAGACATCATCTAATGAGGTACCAAAAGCATAGCCTATAATCTTTATTCCATTAAAAGATTTTAGAGTTAAATCCTCATTATAAGCCTTCTTGTAATATGCTAACTTACTCTCAAAAATTTTTTTTTCATTTATAATCAGCTCTGGCTTTTCAAATCCTTCCATTTGTATTAATACACCTATAAACTTTTGATTTGTTTCTTTTGCTACACTAAAACATCTTTCTAATCCATCTATTGATACCATATAAATTCCTTCTTAAATAACTGTAACTCTAAATTCATCAGGGTTTCTAAATCGCTCACAGGCGTACCTGCAGGAATCTTCACAATCATCATTAACCTTAACTGGTTTAGGTAATCTCTCCCCAGTTTTCTTGTCTTTCTCCCATTGATATGATTCTATCTCATTATGCAAACCTATGCATGATTCATCAATATAGATAAATCTGTCCTGCAACCAATCAATACCTTCAACAACACTGTTAGGGCCTTTAGTACATGCTTTTATACCGCTAAATCCTTGCCTTCTCATTTCCTCTATAGCTTCAGGCCTAGAATTATCTGCATATATAATTAAATCTCCATATGGTGGCCCTATTATAGCTTGTATTTCATCTACTAGATTATCTGTATCAAAGTCATATTCATTAACTTGCTCTTTCCCAAATATATCTATATCTTTACATTTAGGCTTGTACATAGTTTTTAATTTGTAGAA